GCGCACCACCTCCACCAAATCCACCTCTATAATTAGCATCACGAACACCGCCAGCACCACCATTTTTCCAAGATTTCGCTGTAGATACCATGGTGCTAGATGTACCACCATCAGTTAAGAATCCACCACCGCCACCACCGCCAGATGGATTGTTAGCACCACCAGAACCGTTAGTCCCAGCAGCACCAGCACCAGCACCATAACCTGGATTACCGTTAGCAGTAGCGTTAGCACTACTAATACTATTAGCATATCCTGCTACGTGTCCACTACCACCAGCACCAGCAATTACAAGAATATCACCGACAACAGAAGCGGCACCAGTTTCTTTAACAACAAATGATCCACCACTACCCGAATGTTCAGCGGCCAATGTCGATTTAGGTCTTTGTCCTACTATCATGTAAAGGAATGTACCATTTGTAAGAGTAAAGTCACCACGTATTAACGCACCATAACCACCTTGAGAGGAAGGATTTGCAGCGCCATCTGCTTGAATTCTATACGTACCATCTTCTGGTACAGTCCATCGTTGTATACCATTCGTAACTTGGAAAAGGGATGTATCGTTTTTCCATGCAGAGTAACCAGTAATTGTCAATGCTGCAATCGCTTGTGCTTGAGATGGACCGACACTTCCTCTTATTCCACCATCGTTAAATACTGCCGAACCAAACGTGTAAAGCGCACTAAATTGATTTAATATTGTTATATCAAAAATCCTATTGACGAAGTTTCCTATCGGGTCACTTGCTTTAACAGTTTTACTATAAGTCGTATTAGATGATACTGACGCTGTGGTAATAGCACCAGTAATAGCACCTGCACTACTTATAGAAGTTCCTGGCGGTAAATCCCCAGAAATCCCAGCGTATGTAACTGTTTGTCCAGCATCTACATCGGTTGCTACAACAGTAAGCGCAAGTGTCGCATCTTTGTTAAATGATCCTAACGTCCCTGCCGCAGTAGTCCACACTGGACTAGCACCCGTAGAAACAACTGCTGCTAAGTCTACCACGACTGTACCAGATGTGTGTCGAATAGTTAGTGGTCCATTGGCAACAGTAAATGCTTGAGGTGTGACTGCTACAAGTTGTGTGGTGCTGGTGAAAGAAGTAGAACTTGCCCTGTGGACTGAAGAAGTATCTGCTGTAACGAAATCAATAACATCACCAACAACAAAACCTGTTCCGTTTATCGTAATAGATTGTCCAGTGTTACCACTATAACTTGTCGGTGTGACTGATGATAAAGTTGCTGGAGTTTTTCCAGAAAACTTATCCCATTCAGTGCCATCCCAAATATAACCCATCTTTAATGCAATATCGAACGCCATGTCACCTACATCATTTCCGCTTGAGGGAAATGCCGCATAATTAGCGTATGTGGTGACTGACGCACCTCCACCAACTGGAACCCATGCGCTACCATAATAAACGTATAAAATGCTGGTGTCTACCGCATATCCTTGATCACCAGCAGTATTTCCAGAACTAGGAAATGCCGCAAGATTTGCATATGTTGTGGTAGACCCAGCAGCACCTGCAGCACCTGCATCACCATCAGTACCAGCAGTACCAGCAGGACCAGATACACCAACCCATTGAGAAGATGTACCATCGTCATAATAAACAAACAATGCCCCAGTTAATGAATTATACCATAATTGACCATCAACTGGGTTTGCTGGGGCGTTGTCAGAAGTACTTCCTATATTAGAAATCTGATCTTTCCAGATACCCTTACTAGAGTTGTAAACATACGTAAGACCGCCAATAATGACAGTTTGATTATTAGTAGGACTTGCTGGAAAATTTGCTTTTGCCATTTTATGATCTATTCTTTCTTATAGTAACTATCCAATATAGTTTTACAAATATGAACAGACTCATCATAACCTTTTCTGAATCGGTTTTTAACATGCCCATTATCTCTAAACCATATAAGGTTATTTATATGTCCAATTTTTTTATCTTTGGGAATTTCTAAGTTTTCTATGCAATTTTCGTATTGATATCTTAAATTTAGTAACGATGCGACAGATTTCATGTAATAACCTCGTATAATTCTTTCCAATTTTCGTATCTAGGGATAGAGGATTCTTTGTTATGGTCGTGTGCTATAAGGACAGAATCTAAACCAGCATCACAACCATCTACAGCATTTTCCATTTTATCTTCGACCCAAAGGAGACCACTGTCTTTGTAGTTCCAAAGTTCTTCATCCTTATCATCACCAACGTCGAGGAATATATACTTTTCAAAAGCGGTTTTACCAAACAATCTCTCAGTGTTTTCGATGCGAAGTTTCCCTGCATACAAGTCTTTAGATAAAGAAGTTATCATATGAAATACATATCCATGTTCTTCATGGAGTTTCTTAACATATTTAATAGCATCTCGTAATGGTGGCAAATAACCAATCCTAGAAGATTCGTTAAACTGTCTCACTAGTCTACGTTTCTTAACATCTCCTATGCTGTATTTTTTTGCCATGTTGTAGGAGTGTTTATATGCACTATCTACAACATAACCATTATCAATCATCCATTCGCTAAATGATCGTTCCCAATCCATAAGGACTCCATCGCAGTCCGTAAGAATAATTTTATTCATAATATACCTTTTCATTAATTTTATACAGTTAGTTTATAATATTATAAAATCGTATCATTATCCTCATCTTCAAGTTCATCAATACCATCAAAAAGAACATAATTTATATTATCTCCACTTAGATTAAATCTTGCTCTTTCTTCAACCTCACGGATTCTAGTATCTTTGTTTTGAGATTGATTTTTGTTTCGGTCACGTTTTTTGTTTCGTGGATCATATCTACCGAATTTTGCCATTTTATTTCATCTTGCTCCTATGAAAATATTTTATTTAAGGTTTGTGGTCCAGCAACCCCATCGGGAGTGCAATCGTTTTCTTTCTGCCATGCGCGTAGCGCATCTTCCGTACCAGAACCAAAATGCCCATCGGCGTTGATTCCTAATGCCTCTTGTAATTTTTTAACAGTATCACCCTTTGACCCCTGTCTAATCAAACTGTAGGTTACATCATCATTATCATCATCTGGTTCCCAGTGTCCACCAAGAACTTCTAACGCATGTGCATAATGCTTCTTACGATCTGCGAGACCAATAGTACCACCATTAATACGTTTCGTCATTCTTACAATATCGTCGTTATCACAATACTTATTAATATTATTTGTTTTCCAAAACCAACACGCACTTTCGATTGCGCCCGGTCGTGTTCTAACAAAGTCGGTTGCTTCTTCAGCAGTCATATCTATAGTCTTACCAAACTCAGTGTAGTTGTAACGTCCTGTGAGTTGCAGAATGCCACCACCACGAAATCTCCAACCATCACCAGATGCAGTATCTCCATTGTCCATTCGACCAGCATAAATGCGATTTGCAATCTTTTCTGGTTGACGATGATATCCTTCAGCATCTACTCCAGCGCGTTTGAAATATTTACCGAAGATAGCATCAAGTGCTTTAGATGAATAATTCAGATTTTCAGTAATAGTTTTGTAATTTGCGCTTTCATGTGCAGTCTGTGCTAGAAATCCCGCTACACGATTTGGTGTTGTGATCTCATATTTTGGAAAGCAGTTTTGCATAGCATTATACCACTCCCCAGAATTATCATTGCGAAGTATTTCTTTAACTTGTGCTTCTGTAAATTCAAAATCCATCTTGTCCGTACTCCCTTGTGTTTTCTACTTCCACAACAAAATTTTCATACCCACCAACGTGATTACCATTCCAAAATATTTGTGGAACTGTAGGAACTGATCCTATCTTTTCTAGTAGTTCTGTATAAATGTCCAAATCTGTTGCATCTTTATATTCATATCTCAAATTATATTTTTGCGCTAAGTCTACTGATTTATCACAATATCCACATTTAGGTTTTCCGTAAATTTCAATCATCTTCTTTTTCCCAGATACAATATGCCCCATAAAAAATTGCCCCATATGCTGCTAGTTTAGCAAGTGGACCCGCAATGAGAACGATAACACCAAGAGCAATCAATACAGCACCATTCCAAGAAGTTTTTTCTCCGATTTTACTTGCAATCCATTTCTTAATCATATTATTCTCCTTAAAGGTTTAACATTTCCTTTGTCATTATATAGTCACGAACTAAATCAGACCTAACAATATCTTCCCATCCAAAATTGACAATACGAAAAGTGCTCATTTGTTCAATAATATTCACAAATTTAATAATGCCATCACTCTCATCTTTAAATTTGAAATCGGTCTGCTTATGGTCGCCACAAAAAATAACGCGACAATCTTTACCAATGCGAGTAATAACAGAATCTAATTCATGAAAGTTTAGGTTCTGCATCTCATCAATAACAACAATTGCTTGATCGAATGTACAACCTCTTAGGAAAGATGTTGTCTCGAATTGTATTTTATTTGCAGTTTTCATTTTATTGTAGGCACCTTCAAACCCAAACAATTCGGAACACACTAGACGATATGGTGCTTCATATGAGGATTCCTTTTCCTCTTTAGTTCCTGGCAAAAACCCTTGATCGCGAGTCGTTACTGCTGAACGAAGAACGATAATTTTGCGATAGATATCTGGATCGTTTAGCATTGCCTCTAACGCAAGATATAATGCTATGAATGTTTTCCCAGTACCAGCACTTCCTGATAATATTAAGTTTAATTCCTCATCCCAATAATCAAACGCAAGACGTTGATTGTGAGTGATTGGTTCTATTTCTTCAAGTTCATCTATATTGACGGTGAGTGAATTATTTTTTTTCATGTTTTTATAGTATTACCAATTCCAGAACCTTTTTTGGTTCGCTTCATTAAATCTTTAAATCCGTCAGGAGTTTTCCCAAACATGTCTTTTACACCACCAACTAAAAGTGGTGACGATAGACCTTGGACTAATTCAGAATTTTTTAACATTTCTTGCAATTCTGAATAACTACAGTCCACTTGGTATTGCTCTTTTGTCGTTATATTTTTTATGGTATAATTTGGCATATTCCCTCCAAAGACTTTCACTATATCTATAAGAGTTATTATACCATAAAAAAATATTTTGTCAAGCGGTTACGCCACCTTGACTCCCTTTGTAGTAATATAATTGTCCAAATATTGTTTTTTTGCTTTAATTTTCTTTACAAGATCAAGTTTACCTTCAGACTTTAATTTATTAACGAACATTTGAAGTTGTGCGCTGTCTTGTTGTAGTCTTTGAAGTTGCTGATTGGACATGAGGTTCTCCTTAAAGTAAAATAACTGGACACTCTAAAAGAGCGACCAGCATTACAGATATTTAAATTAGTGTGGAAATCATAATTAGGGTTTAACTAATAATTTCGGAAATGCTTCTTGAACGACTGATTTTGGTACTCCTGTTATTGCTTTTTTGTTTGTCATTTGAATAACCAGTTTGGCATCGGATGGATGTATAGATTCTAAAAGTTTAATGAATAACATCTCTCTTTTCGCTTTAGGTAACTTATCGCCTTCGAGACCAGATACAAAATATTTGAATTGTCTATTTTGTCTAAGTAGGTTTGAAGCATCATTGTAACCGTCACTTGGTTGATGTGGCGGTTCCCCTTTGGGTACGTTCCATACAACCAATTTATCATACGTACCTCTTAGAATATCTCGCAAGGCAGCAGTATTATTTCTATGCAAAATCTTAACTTTTTCTGGATTTGATTTTGCTTGCCTTGCTTCACTAATAACTTCATGAACTAACTTCACCATTTTATATAAACTCCTGTACACATTCAAGTAATAATCTGCATCTTTTAGATACCAAATATGGAAACACTTTACCCTTGTTAGAGCAAGGGTCTTGTGCTTCGTATGTATTTATAATTTCTTCTTGGATTTTTTGA